ACTTCGTCAATTTCTAACGCATAGCGCTGAATTAGCGCAATGTCAGTCGCCCACACTTTCACTTGATATGTAATACGGCTATAACCAAGCGTATCTCCAAGAGAAGAAACGTAGTTATTCATTTCCATATAACTAATACAAGGAGTTTCGGTTTTTGAAGTTAGTGTCATCTCGTAGTGGGTGGGTAGCACTGTTTTGAGCGCACTAACAAGATCGTTATGATAATCAATCATTTCCGCTTCATAGCCTCCTTGATAATACGCAATATCTGTTCCCTATTCTCTTCAAGTGCGGGACGCATATATGGTTGGGGATGTTGGCCAGAGGTCTTATGCCACTCGCCTCGGTCATCCTTATACCACCAGGGAACGTCTGTTCGTCCGCCCTCTTCCGCAAATAAACCAGTTCCAAACTCTACATAAGGCGCATAATGAAGTGGAGTGTAGATAATACCTCTCACATTGTCGCCATCATGCTCTACCTTACTTGTAATGGATTGTCGTAGCGCTCCTGTGGCTTTTGGAGCCTTCTGCTTTGCGGACCGTTCTACCAACGCGCAAGCCTTACCAAGAACCTCTTCAAGATCGTCAATGTCGCCAAGTTTCTCCAAGGCTTCACAAATCTCTTCTACGCCTTCAACCTTTACGCTCATACACGCTTCAAATACACCTGAGTGTATCTTCCTCTTGGATTGATATATTGGACTTTCAACTTCTCTTCGCCGTATTGAATAACATATTTGTCATTTACGGACTTATCCATTGTTAGTCCTACGTAATTACAATCTTGGTAGTTGATATTGTCTTGAACGCTTTGAGAACTAATATTTACGGCCATTTTGATAGTGCCTTGTGGCTCTGCGGAAATGACAGGCTGGCCGTATCCATTGTCATCTCCAAGAGTGAAGTAAGAGTAAGTTCTCATATCGGTGCTAATCATTAGACCACCTTGATCTTTCTCTTACGGTTCAATGCTCTTTGAATCTCGGCGGGATATCCGTCAATGTAAGTTTCAGAGACACCGCTATATGACTGACTTGCTAAACCTTCCGCATTTAGTCTATTCAGTTTGATTTTAGCGATCTCGTAGGCCACTAATTCCAACTCTGTATCAACTGGTCTGCGGCAATATGCCTCAACTTCTGCCAAAGCCAGTTTCAAGCAAAGTCCAATCTGGGCGTCTGTGAAATTACCTGCGGCCTCGCCAAGTAAAATCTTGATCTCTTCAATCATTGTAGATACCTCCAATCAAAAAAATGGGGACGGGATGTAAGTCCCATCCCCAGGAAAGAAATATCTAATTAGCCGCCGATAGCGATCTTGACAATCTTGGTAGCGTCAGTCAAAGCGACAACAGCAACCTTACGAACCCAGTAAGAGTTGTTACGCTTGTCAGCATCACGCTCATACTCGGTCTCGGTGTCCTTCTTGATGAAGACAGTGACAGCGTCCTTGGTAGCCAAGTAGCCCTTATTAGCAGGAACAGCCTTGGAAACGATGACAGGAACACCTGCGACGTTACCAATGTAGCCAGTGCGAACGAAAGCCTCGCTGTAAGACAGGTCATCCTTCAAAGCCTTGCGGAAAGCAGCCTTGTCAGCAGGAGAGATCAGTAAGAACAGGCCGTCCTCGTTCTCCAAGTTCATTTCAGCGATAGCGTCAACAACAGCGTCAAAAGACCAAGCAGCGGCAGGAGCCTCCAAAGTAGCCTTATCCATCTCTGCGATAGCCATCTCGGTGAACTTATTTACCATATTGTCAGCGCTGTGCTGTAAGCCAGTATCAACAACCATTGGGTCAGTCATCTCTTCCTCGTCATAGAAAGCGAACTTACCCTGGTAGGTCTTTACTTCATACTCGGCTTCGGTCTTCTGGACTTCCAGAGAAGTAGAGTTGCCTTCGCCCATAGCCAAATCTTCAACAGCGCCAGTAGAAGTGTAAGTGATAACTTTCTTCTTCATACCAGCCTGCTCGGCCAAGGAATTGTCAATAGTCATGTAGTTGTTTAGGTTGACCTGGGTAGCCAGGATATCATTGATTCTGTTAGACAGAACAACATTCTCATAAATCTGATGTGCCATAATGAAATACCTCCATTAGAAATTAGTTATATAAGTTGTTATACAACTCGGGATTAGTCTTTTTTAGGTTCTGTAATTCGGCAAGGGTCATCTTCTTTGCGCTATCCTTGGTGATCTCTGCGGGGCTTCCTCCGTTGCCCTTTGGAGCGCTACCTGCTAAACGCTTTTCAACCTCTGCGCGAACCGCAGCCTTGAATAATTTATCCAACTTATCAATGTTGGATTGAGAAGCCTCAATGTCGTCATTGATTGCGATAATGTCAGCAAACTCTGCGGATAAGCCACGAGAACTCAACACGCTCTTCAATTCACTACGATTTCGCTCAATCTGGAACTGAGCCAACTGCTCTTCCAGTTCAGCAATTCTATTATCTTTTTCAGCCTTGGCTCTTTCGTCGCCATCCAACTTGGATAAAGACAACTGCTTCTCATACTTCTTCTGCTGTGTTTTCAGAGCCGCAGTGACTCTCTTATCAGTTTCACTTTGAAGAAGTGCCAGGACTTCCTCTTGTGTATAGGTTTTTACTTCTTCGGCGGGAGTGCCCTCTGCGCCAGTTTCAACAACGTTGTTATTCATTTCTTCTGCCATAATTACCTCCAAGTTCCGGTGTTAGCATCGGCTAACCCAGCCCTTATAAAATATTTAGTTGTTCTTTTACGTCTGCCCCTATAAAAAGACACATATTAGTCAATTTCAACAACAGGGATGATACAGCACTTACAGTTAGGGTGGAAAGGGGGAGCATTGCGGCCAGGAGCCATTTGAGAGTAGAGGAATCTCTTGCCGTTCATCTTGTGGCAATCTACACTATGGTTTCCGCAGGAATCGTCATCATTCCCGAGGATTTCATATTCGGTCAGGCCGTAATCTATATATCTCTGTTTTGCTGCTTGCGTCTGGATGTGGCTCATTTCAGTTCTGATCAAAGTGTCAGCCCTGGAATAACTCACTCCAAAACGCTCCTGTAATGTCTTACGTAATTCAGTTGGCTTTTTGCCCGATACAACGCACTCAACCAAGCCTTCGTTGAGTGTTTCGCGGAGCCGTTCTACGTTCTCCCAGATACGTTGGCTCCAACTTTTGCCGTCCGCGCACCAGATTTCATTTATCATTTGGTGGGCCGCCTCCACGCTTATAGTCGTGAAGGCGTCTGAACCTGGAATGGCAAAAGAGTAATAAACCTCAAAGAAATTGACTTCAAACTGCTTACCGAGAAGCGCGCCCTGGCGATCTCCTAACGCTTGAAGTTCTCTTTGTAATTGACCTTGAAGTTTCCAATACTTATCTAACTTATATAGGTCAGCGGGCGTGGGCTTCCTGCCCTCACCAATATCTAAGAGTAGTTTATTGTAGGTCTGTTCAAACTCGTCCAAAACACTTTCCATAGTTCTACGATAATACTTCTTCAACTGCGCTTCGGTCTTCTTGACGTTCTTCGCGGTCAAGGCTTCTTGCGCTTTTGCCTGGCGTTCAGCCCAATAACTCATTCAACTTCCTCTTGGTCTTCGTCAGTAGTTCCAAAAGAGCCAAGGCCGTATAGTTCCATGTTAGCGGCCTTCTGCTCCTGGACCAGTTCTAACTCCGCATTTACATCAGGGATAAAGTCTAACTGGCTTAGCAAGGTAGCATCAGAGACAGTTCCCTTCAAGGAGTTGATTAGGTTGATAGTAGAAGTAATATCCTCTGGAATATTGCGCTTGAAGTCAATATTGATATCTCTAAACACGGCCTCACCTAACTTCAAAGAGGCGATACCGCAGATAATCTCAATACGACGTTGTAAAGCCTTCTTCATTTCTGCTTCAATCTTACCTGCGCGGGTCTCCATACCAGTCAAGCGATACTTGATAGCAATTCCAGAAGAGACACCACCAACAAAGGTTTCAGCAGAGAAGTCAGGACATTGAGCGATACGATAAATACTATCGTGAATACGCTTCAAAATATTTTCAACCTGGGCGTCTTGTGCGGCCTTGGTTAGCCAGTGCGCTTGTGCGCCTTCTGGAAGCACCAGGACGCGGTTCTGCTTCATCATAGCAATATCGTCTTCTTCTGCGTCAACGCCCTCTAAAACCAAGTAAGCGTCGCAGAAAGCACTGTAATCGTCGATCTCTGCGCTCAACAATTCATTAGCGCTGTCCTGTAAGTTCATAATACAGTCAAAAATACTCTTCTCGTCTGGTAGATAGAAGATATTAGCGGGACACTGGGAGAAGTAATGGAACTCTTCATTTACGAAAGTCAAAGCGCCATTCTT